GCAACACCTTCGGCTGTTGTGGACGCTTACAACGCTTTATAAATAGTTATAGAAATCTAACTATGGGAAATAGAAATGGCACAGCCTACTACAAGAACAGAATTTACAGAATGGTGCTTACGAAAGTTAGGTAAACCAGTCATTGAGATTAATGTCGATCAAGATCAAGCACAGGATCGAATTGACGAGGCATTGTCATATTACTGGGATTATCATTTTGATGGTACTGAGAGAACCTTTTTCAAGCATCAAATCACTGCATCTGATATAACGAATCAGTACATTACTGTACCTGAGAGTATTATCGGAGTAATTAATCTATTTCCAGTAGGATCAAGTATCACTGCAAGTACAGGTATGTTTAATGTTCAATATCAATTTGTATTGAATAACATACATGACATGGTCAATTATAACTTAACTAACTACTTCATGTCAATGCAAAACTTGCAATTTATGGAAGAATTGTTGGTTGGTATGCAACCAATTCGATATAACAGACACGTTAATAGACTGTTTATCGACACTGATTGGGACAGACTTGTAGAGGGCGAATACGTTGTAGCAGAGTGCTATAAAGTCATAGACCCAAATACATATTCAGATGTATTTAAAGATCGTTGGTTGCAAAACTACGCAACTGCAAAGATCAAATATCAATGGGGTAGCAACCTAACTAAGTTTAACGGTATGACTCTGCCAGGAAACATTCAGTTCAACGGAGAACAAATTTTAAATGATGCACGTGATGAGATAACGAGGTTAGAAGAAGAAATGATCTCCTCATACTCTCTTCCTGTTATCGACATGATAGGATAAAAAACTGTGGCTAAAAATTACTATTTCGAAAACTACGATAATTCGATGGAGCAACATCTCATCGATAATTTGGTCGTGGAATCGATAAAAATATTCGGAATAGATACGATGTTTTTGCCTAGAACTATGGAAGTGGATGGCTCTGGATACACTACAAAAGATGATCTTTTAAACGAAGATGATCTTCCTATTTACAAAGAAGCGCATGAAGTTGAGATGTATGTTAAGAACGTAGACGGCTTCGAAGGAGAAGGCGACTTCTTGTCTAAGTTTGGATTACAGATCAGAGACTCTATTACTCTTACTATAGCAAAGACTGCTTATGAAACAGAGGTCGGCGTACACACAGAAATTAATCGACCACGTGAAGGCGATATAATATATCTTCCTTTAAATAGAAAAATGTTTGTAATCCAACATGTAGAGCATGAAGCAATTTTTTATCAGATGGGTTCTCTTCAGACATATGACCTTAGATGTGAACTATACGAGTATAGTGGAGAAAGATTTGACACTGGATTGTCGTATTTAGATGACAAGTTTAAAGACGAAAACCTATTTATTGATAGTCAAGGTACAACGTTTACAGTAGAAGTTAGAGACAGCGTGTTTCATATGCAATCTACTGACGAAAGAGGCGATCTTTTAAGTACTCCTAAACTTGAAGCAAGAGTTGATGAGAAAATTATATTCGATCAATCGCATGTTTCTAATACGAATTGGCCACTGCGAATCTATACAACTACATCACCTAATACTGGTTCAGAAATTACGGCTGGAGTTACTGTTACTGGCACACCAGGCATTGATGGCAAAGTAATGTTCACTCCAACAACTACTGGCACTTTCTACTATATCAATCCTACAACTATAGGAATGGGCGAAACAATTTCGGTAGAAGTGTCTAAACTACAGAGTGTAGAAACCTATGATGATATTGCAGATAATACGACAATCGAGTCTTTTGCTGATAACATTGTTGATTTCAGTCAAAACAATCCATTCGGGGAGGATAACTTCTAATGTTTGGTCAACACTTTTACAACGAATCAACTAGAAGATATGTTGCTGTATTTGGCACACTATTTAACGACATTCAGATAGGTCGCAGTAATAACGCAGGCACTGAGATACAGCGAATGACTGTACCGATTAACTATGCACCTGCTCAAAAGTTACTTGCGAGACTAGAGGGTGATCCAAATCTTGACAAGCCTGCTATTACTTTACCTCGCATGTCATTTGAAATTATGGGCATGAACTATAATCCAGCTCGTAAAGTGGGATCGCTTATAAGACAAACAAAGTCTATAACAAGTAATGACAATGAGGTACTGAATCTATATAGTCCTGCGCCTTACGACATTGACTTTCAATTGAATATTATGACGAAGTATACAGAAGACGGCACTAAAATACTTGAGCAAATTTTACCTTTCTTCAAGCCAGACGTAACAGTTAGCGTTAAAATGATCGATAGCATGGATTTCTATGTAGATATTCCTGTTGTGTTACAAAGCGTAACTACTGAAGACTCGTATGAAGGGGATTTTGAGACAAGAAGAGTGTTGATGTGGACTCTGAACTTTCAGATGAAAGCATTCTACTTTGGTCCAACTACAAATAAGAGAATAATTAAGTTCTCTGACAATAACATATATACTAATACTACGGCTACAGTTGCCGAAGAGCAAGTGAACGTACAACCTGGTTTGACCAGCGGTGGTCAACCTACTACGAAAATTGCGGATTCTGTCGCATACTCAGATATTAACATTGATGATAATTGGGCAGAGATCGTACAAATATTGGATGCTTAACATGATTAAAGATGATATTAGTAATAGCTTAGGTCTTGAGCCTTTGCAAAATTTGAATGAAGGAGAAGGTGAATTGGTAGTTCCTAAGAAGACTGAACTAGCAGAACTAAAACCTGTTGACGATAAGGCTGATAGGGATTACGACTATGCTAGAACTAACTTCTATAATATCATTGAAACCGGCACGGAAGCACTTGAGCAAATGCTAGATGTTGCAAAGGCATCAGAGCATCCACGTGCATACGAAGTTGTATCAACTATCATGAAAACACTTGTGGATGCTAACAAAGATTTAGTGTCTATGTCTGCTAAGAAGCAAGAGAGCGAAGAAGATAAAAATCCGTCAGAAAAAGCAATGACGAATAATAATCTATTTGTTGGATCTACCGCTGAACTACAGCAACTATTGAAAGACATGAGAAGTAACGATGCAGACTAAAGGTTATAACGGTAACGTTAATCTAAAACGCAAAGGTACAGACGTTGAATTTACTCAGGAAATGGTTACTGAGTTTCTTAAATGTGCCAAAGACCCTATATACTTCTCAGAAAAATACATTCAAATCGTACACGTTGATCATGGGTTGATTCCGATTAAGATGTATGATTATCAGAAAGATATTTGTAAAGCAATCACTGAGAACAGGCGTGTCACAGTTAATACTTCTCGACAGGCTGGTAAGACCACTACAGCCGTTGCAGTAATCTTACACTATATCATCTTTAACGACTTTAAAACTGTCGCACTACTTGCAAACAAAGGCGATGCGGCACGTGAAATTTTAGATAGAATCAAAATTGCATACGAGGCACTCCCAGCTTGGCTACAACAGGGCGTTATCGAATGGAACAAAGGTTCTGTTGAATTTGAAAATGGATGTAAGATCATTGCTGGTTCTACGTCATCTAGTGCTATTCGTGGTAAATCTATATCATTCTTGTATATCGATGAGACTGCATTCGTAGAGAACTGGGATGAGTTCTTTGCTTCTGTTTTTCCAACGATTTCGTCTGGTGAAACAACAAAGATACTATTTACTTCCACACCCAATGGACTGAATCACTTCTATAAAACATGCGTTGGCGCACAAGAAAATAGAAACGGATACATTTATATTGAAGTGCCCTGGGGCAAAGTTCCAGGTCGTAACGATAAGTGGAAGCAAGAAACTCTTGCCGCTATGGATTTTGATCAGCAAAAATTCTCGCAAGAGTTTGAGTGCGCTTTCTTAGGTTCATCTGGAACATTGATTGAAGGCTCTAAACTTAAAACTATGGTCGATCTACAGCCTATTGCTCAGACAGATAAGATGAAAGTCTATCAGCAACCAGAGAAAGATCACGTATACGTGTGTGTATGTGATGTATCTAGAGGAAAGGGCTTAGATTATTCTGCATTCCAGATAATTGATGTGACTCAGATGCCATACCAACAGGTATGTGTGTATAAAGACAACACGATTACCCCTATCGACTACGCTGAAATCATATATAGAAGTATAGAGAGATACAATGAAGCGTATACTTTAATCGAAGTAAACGACATAGGAGAACAAGTATCAGAAGTACTGCATTATGAGTTTGAAGTTGAAACGCTAATGTATACTGAATCAGCAGGAAGAGCAGGTAAAAGATTGTCTACTGGGTTTTCTAAGAACGCTGATAAAGGAATCAGAACTACAAAAAATGTGAAGTCTATAGGCTGTAATATGCTTAAGATGTTGATTGAGCAAGATCAATTAATAATCAACGACTTCGGAACAATAAATGAACTTTCAACATTCTCCAGACGTGGCAATTCTTATGAAGCGGAATCTGGAACACACGATGATTTGGTTATGTGTCTAGTGTTATTCGGATGGATGACCGATCAAACGTTTTTCAAAGAAGTCACAGACATAAATACTATCGATAAACTCAGATCAAGGAACGAAGAAGAACTTATGGAAAGCCTTCTACCAATTGGTTTCAACACTTATGACGAGGATATCCTTGAAGAGGAACAGTTAGGAACAGCCCAGTGGCTAAACTACTAAATTGCTGTTTTTATAAATATAGAAATAAAGAAGTTTATAACTTACAAAATAAACAAGGAGAAATGAGAAATGGCTTTTCAAACAAGTCCAGGCGTTAATATCAGCGAAA